ACAAATTAAAAGAGTGGCGTCCTATATGTCACCGACTAATTATCAAAAAGAAAATCTACAGTATCTCGATAAAGATAAATCTTACAACATGACCGAAGCTTATAACAATCAGGGATTAAAAACTAAAACAGTTTGGTATGAAGCTTTTGATGCTGCTCCACGAAGTCAAATTGAATATATTCGAAAGATGAGAGCCAACGGTGAACAACTTAATAAAGAGCCACGCATTTTCTTATCAACCATCCATGGTGTCAAGGGAGGAGAATGTTCAAACGTAGTTCTTCTTACCGATTTAAGTAGAAATACTCAAAAAAGTATGGATCGTTTTCCTGATGACGAGAATCGATTGTTCTACGTTGGAGCAACACGAACTAAAGATCATTTACATATTGTTAGACCAAAAGATATTTATAAGGCATTTCGTTTATGAAGGATTATAATTTTTATTATTGGGGACCCCTTCTTTTTAAAATAAAAATGGAACAAGTAGATTTAAAAAAATGTGCTGACCTTTGTAGCAAAAAATCCAGTGAAGTTGATGAAACATTGGCTGGAGTTATTAAACACCAACATTACATTAGCTCTACACACTATGGTAAAATCATCAATCCTTATTTAGATCCTTTTCACCAAGCATATCGTAACTGGTATGGAAAAATCATAACCCAAGTGAACATACGTTCATCCTGGGTTAATTTTATGATAGCTGGAGAATTTAATCCGCCTCACACGCACCTCAACTGTGATTTGTCCAGTGTCTTATTTGTCAAAATTCCTGAAGGATTAAAAGAAGAACATAAAAAATTTACAGGAACGGGAGGCGGACCAGGCACACTTTCTTTTACTTACGGGGAATTTCAGCCTCACGCTATTTCCAATAGAGTTTTCTTTCCCGAAGAAGGAGACCTTTTTATATTTCCAGCAACCCTCACTCATTTCGTTGCTCCTTTTTTGTCCAAAGGAGAAAGAATATCCCTGAGTGCTAATTTTAACTTGCAGTAATGAGCGTCTGGAAAAAACAAATTGGAGGATCTCACTACAAAGACATGAAGATCCAACCTAGTAAATTTATTAATGATAATAAATTGCTTTTTGCTGAAGGAAATGCTATTAAATATATCTGCAGACACGCGCATAAAGGAGAAGTACAAGATTTGGAAAAGGCAAAACATTATATTGATATGTTTATTGAGAGGGATTATTCTTAATGCAAATGCCTCTCTTCAAGCCACAAACAGAGTGGCTCCCACCCGAAGAATTTCCTGATTTAACTCAAGCTTGCGAAATTGCAATCGACTTAGAAACTAAAGATCCAAATTTAAATATACGAATGGGATCAGGTTCTGTTGTTGGAATCGGAGAAGTCGTTGGAGTATCAGTAGCTACCGAAGATTTTTGTGCTTACTACCCTTTCGCTCATGAAGGAGGAGGCAACATGGATCGTAAGATGATCATCAAATGGCTTACCGCTGTTTTAAAAACACCTTCCGATAAAATTTTTCACAATGCAATGTATGACGTGTGTTGGTTACGATCATTAGGTTTAAAAATTAATGGACGTATTATTGATACCATGATAGCCGCAGCCTTATGTGATGAGAATCGATTACGTTATGATTTAAATGGTTGTGGACGAGATTATGTTGGTAAAGGTAAAGATGAATCTGCATTATATGAAGCAGCAAAATCATGGGGAGTCGATCCTAAAGCTGAAATGTATAAACTTCCAGCCATGTACGTTGGTGCTTACGCAGAGCGTGACGCGCAACTCACACTGGAGTTGTGGCAGGAATTAAAAAAAGAAATTATTCATCAAGATATACAATCCATATTTAAAATGGAAATGGAATTGTTTCCATGCCTAGTGGATATGAGATTTCTTGGTGTGCGTGTAAATCAAGAACAAGCCGCGATCGAAAAGAAAACATTGGTGGAACAAGAGAAAAAAATGTTGGGTGAGGTGTTAGTAAATACAGGGATAGATGTTCAAATCTGGGCTGCACGATCCATTGCCAAGGTTTTTGATAAATTAGGATTACCTTATGATCGCACAGTTAAGACTCAAGCGCCAAGTTTCACTAAAAATTTTTTAACGAATCATCCACACAACGTGGTGAAATGTATTGCTAAAGCACGAGAACTTAATAAAGCGCATACTACATTCATCGATACCATCTTAAAACATAGCCAAAAAGGTAGGATTCATGCGGAAATTAACCAACTTCGATCCGAAGGTGGAGGAACCGTGACGGGAAGATTCAGTATGAATAATCCAAATTTACAGCAGGTTCCAGCAAGGAACAAGGAACTCGGACCACGGATCAGATCTTTATTTATTCCTGAAGAAAAATGCAAGTGGGGTTGTTTCGATTACAATCAACAAGAACCAAGACTCGTCGTACACTATGCATCTCTACAAAATTTATATGGTGTTGATGAAGTCGTTGAGTCTTATAAAAATCATGACGCTGACTTTCATAAGATTGTAGCTGATATGGCTGACATACCAAGAAAACAAGCGAAGACCATTAATTTAGGATTATTTTATGGAATGGGAAAAAATAAATTACAAGCAGAACTTGGAGTGAGTAAACTTCAAGCCGAAGATTTATTTAAAACGTATCATGCTAAAGTTCCATTTGTTAAAATGTTAATGGACGCTGTGATGAAACGTGCTCAAGACTCAGGAAAGATTAGAACTTTACTTGGAAGACTGTGTCGTTTTCCTTTATGGGAACCGAATCAATTCGGGATTCATAAAGCGTTGCCACATGATCAAGCGCTCTTGGAACACGGACCAGGGATCAGAAGAGCATACACTTACAAAGCATTGAATAGATTAATACAAGGATCAGCAGCTGATATGACTAAAAAAGCAATGATTGATCTACATAAAGAAGGAATTATACCACATATACAAGTACATGATGAGTTGGATATTTCAGTAAAAGATGATAAAGAAGCTAAACAGATAGTACAAATAATGGAAACTTCAGTAGAGCTAGAAGTACCTAATAAAGTGGACTATGAAGCTGGCAAAAACTGGGGTAATATAAATTAGGAGGAACTATGGAAAAAGTAAAACAACTTTGGACATTAGCAAAAGCTAATCCAAAAATATCTGCCGCTATTGTGGTAGTAATTATTGCTATTTATTTTTTAGCAAACTAGGATTATATGTTGCATGGCTTACTTGAACGCAAACATTCCTGCCACGTATGCGCAGGTAAGAAGAGAATATCTATATGACCTTAAAGAGCACCATGGAGAAGTGGAAGACTGCTTACTCTTTGGGTTTGCATCGATTACAGGGCGTCCGATACTCTTTCATGCAATTATGGAAAACGGAGCTATATTCTACCGTTTGCCAATCTCTGCATTCATACAAAAAGGATTTGATGTCAAAGAAGTTCCTAGGATGCGACTTGACGAGTTGGAGCTATGGAATTGCTTTAGTTACTATCCTAGTGTTACTTCTTTTGATGTCTTAGACGGTCAGTCCGGTAAATTCCTAGGTAAAGATAAGAAATGGTATGCCGGCGCATATCTTTTTACGATCGACTGGGCTCATCCAGAGAGTAATATAGTAGATACGGACCATTCAGAGATTCCGGCAGAACATAAATGCGCTCACATAATGGCCTTGGAAAATGGTAATTATGCTGCTCAACCAAACAATAGAATAATATGGAGTATTCCTTCATTTACTGTTAAGGATAAAGTTCCTTTTGACTGGAAAGTACAAACTAGCGAATGGAACGTTGAAGATAGTAGAAAATGGAAAACAGAGGATAGTGATAAATTCTTCTATAATATTGAGGAGACTCAAGATGATGAGATGGATAAAAATAAAACTTAAAAAAGTATGGGACTATTTAAACAAAGATGACCGAGACTAGATGCAAAAGTTGTAATTGTTTATGCCACTGTTCTGTGGTAGGTCATTCTGATATGCTTGGAATATGTCCGTGTCAAATGTGTAAGTGTGATTCAAAAGGAGTCACTGTAGATGACTCAAAGGAATGTGAAACGTGCCAATAGATCTAAAAAAATGTTGTGGTATGCACTCAAAAGAAAAAGAAGACAACGGAGAGTGCTGTCAACAAAAAGAAAAAGAAAAAGCGGAACAGGACACCTATGAACACTCGATTAAAACAAGGAGCAAAAATGAATAAACTATTTCTAGTGCTCGCCTTATTATTATTTGCCCTGAGCGCCTGCTCGGTAGGCAAAAAATGTACTTATACGCAAGATGGAACGAAACTCTCGTCTTATGTATGGTTTTATAAT